CACTCGGCAAATCCGAGTGGCTTTGACAATGATATGGCATGGTGTTATAATGAACAAAGGTCATCATTCTGAATGGAATAAAAAATGAGCGGTGGACATTTTAACATTACATTTTAAGTTTTTGAAAGAGATCGAAGATGCTGACGGTACGAAGTGAAGTTTTATTTGATGCAACAAACAGAAAACATCGAAAAGCGTATGATCAATACCTGAGAAACAATCGGTCATGGCACGGATGTGAATACAGATTCCGTGCGCCACACTACGGAATTGTTGTTGGTTATATTGAACGAAGACTGCTAGAATACTATACGAATAAAGAGTTTGGTAAGAAGCAAGTTTCTGAGGAAATGTTATGATATTTGCCGCACTCAACATATTCTTTTCCTGGTGGGCATGGAAGTCTTCTATTACTGCATTTGAAGACAAGCGAAATGTTCTTGGCTGGTTCATGATATTTGTTAGTGCAATAAACTTTGCTGGCGCAATGGTTCAACTTGGATTTTAAATGAATATATTTTATCTTGACAACAACCCAAAGGCTTGTGCGGAAATGCATTGCGACAAGCACGTTGTAAAAATGATCATCGAATATGCACAACTTATGTCTACTGCACATAGGTTGCTTGATGGTGTTCAAGATATAGAAAAGCGATATGTTGCAGGTTCTCTACCTGCACGTTGGCGTCACCTCAAAGTCTGGCGTCATCCCGATGAAAAATTCAATACAGGTCTAATGCGGGCATCCCATATCAATCATCCATCAAACATTTGGGTTCGTGCAAGCAAAGAGAATTATACTTGGCTTCTGAAAATGTGGCTACATCTGTTAGCCGAATATACTCATCGTTATGGTAAGCGCCACGCATGTGAGAAGTATATTGATGTTTTGTATGTTCCACCAAAAAATATTCCCATTGGAACATTCACCGAACCAACGCCAGCAATGCCAGATGAATGTAAAATTGCAGGCGATTCCGTAGCGTCCTATCATAAATACTACATAGATAAGAAAGTAAGTTTCGCGAAATGGACAAAACGCGAAATTCCCAATTGGTTTACTGAAGGACTTGAAGAACATGCCGACTTATACATTTCATAATAAAGAAACTGGCGAGACATACGATAAAATAATGAGCATTAGTGCGAGGGAAGAATTCTTGAAAGACAACCCTCAATATGAGACTTTGATTACGGGCGCTCCATCAATTGGTGATCCAATTCGTCTAGGAATAAGGAAGCCCGATAACGGCTTCCGTGAAGTTCTTGCAAAAGCAAAGGAAGCACATCCAAGGGGAAATGTTAATACATTCTGAGATGGGGCTGTGTAAACCAACAAAAGGAAACTTACATGGCTAGAAAATCTGCGGCTCTGTTAAAAGAACCAGCAAATACAGAACATCATCATGAATCTAGTGATAGAACTGCAAAATTAAAATCCATAAACAATAGCCTAAAGGTCAGGATAGACGATTTAAAAACATTCGCGCCTCTTACGTCAAATCAAAAATCATTCTTTGACGCATACAAAAGAGGAGATTATTTTATAGCATTACATGGAGTTGCAGGAACAGGTAAAACATTTTGCGCCTTATACAAAGCACTTGAAGAAGTTTTAGACAAATCAAATCCATTCAACAAAATTATTATTGTTCGTTCCGCTGTACCGTCAAGAGAAGTTGGACACTTACCTGGTGATCTAGATGAAAAGACTGAAATCTATCGCCAACCCTATCAACAAATTTGTCATACGTTATTTGGTCGACCCGATGCATACCAAAGATTAGAAGAACAAGGATTCATCGAATTCATCTCCACATCATTCATTCGTGGTATGAGTTTCGATGATGCAATCATTATCGTTGATGAAATGCAAAACCTAACATACGAAGAAATCGACACCGTTATGACTCGCGTTGGTTATCGTTCCAAGATTATTTGGTGCGGTGATTACCGCCAGACAGACTTAAACAAAAAGAAAAACGACATGAGTGGCATTCTCAAATTCTTTGACATTGCACAACACATGAATGCATTCACGCGAATTGAGTTTACTGTGGATGACATTGTGCGTTCTTCTTTAGTGAAAGACTATATTCTAGCAAAACTTCAATACGAAGACATTATGGAGACTGCTAAATAAAAATATGATAAACAAATAGGAATATGCAAAGTGAATTTCAAACATGTAGGTTGCGACATTGACTATGATCTTGAGACTGTAACAGTAAACGGCAAGAGATTTTATAAAACACCTGAGGGGTTACTATACCCCTCAGTTACCACTATTACTTCCCAACACGGCAAGGATAAAATTCTTGAGTGGCGAAAGCGTGTCGGTGAAGAAGAAGCAAACCGAGTGTCTGCCAGAGCATCTGGTCGGGGCACCAGAGTGCATAAACTTTGTGAAAATTATCTGAACAATGAAGATGACTTTGCACGAAATACTATGCCTGATGCTCTTGTTATGTTTAAGTCTATTCAGCCAATTCTAGATCAGTATGTAAACAATATTCATGCGCTAGAAATTCCACTTTATTCCAATCATCTTAAAGTTGCAGGTCGTGTAGACTGTATTGCAGAATTTGATGGCAAGATATCCATCATCGATTTTAAGACAGCAAGCAAACCAAAAGAAGCAAAATGGATTCTCAATTACTTCATGCAATGTGCCGCTTATGCAGTCATGTATGAAGAACGAACAGGCGTATCTGTTCCTAGAATCGTCATTGTAATTGCCGTTGATAGCGAAGAACCTCAAATCTTTGTGAAAAAACGTGATGAATACATTGGCGAGTTTATTAAGTATCGCGAAATCTATGAGGAGGTAAAAGATGAGTAACATGTATGTTGACGTTGCCACATTCATAGCCGCATGTGAACAACACCGCACCGAAGCAAATCGACATTTATATCAGAAGTTGATTGTTGAAGAGTTTTGGGAATTCATGGATGGCTACAAGAAAGCAGACAAAATAGAAGAACTTGATGCGTGTATGGACATGATTTGGGTGATTCTTGGTTATTGCCATATGCGAGGTTTCGATGTGAACGGAGCATGGCATGAAGTTGCGCGAAGCAATCTAGACAAGATTGATCGTAAGACAATGAAGGTAATCAAAAATGAACTCGGTAAGGTTATGAAACCTGAAGGGTGGCGCCCACCTGAACTTGACAGATTTGCAAAATAAAAGTATAATAAATAGATGCTATGGTTGTATGAAGCAACTAGAAACGTATTCTGGACGGCGGTTCGATTCCGCCCATCTCCACCAAAAGAAAATTTATGAAATCATTGTTAGAAATAGGTAAATGGTTAGATGATGATAAAGATTATCAGATATCTACCGAAAAAGAATACAATGAGTTTGTGAAGAAAAGGAATTATAAGTTTTCTTCTGATGGGGATGCACTTGGTTTCGACAGGGTAAAGAGTATAGAAGTGGACAACTCGACACAGATAGTCGTTAAAAGTAAAACAAAGTAAATGCAAACGATGAAAGATTTGCACTGGCAGCCTAAACGCTGACCGGAGTTTTGCTAGTTGAACTTGGCAACAGAATCAACTAGCACTAATTCAAAGGATATAATATGAGTGACTATAATTACGAAGACTATGAACGTTGTTTGATGCATCTATTGAGCACCATGTGGCGTGATCCTGATTGTCTTGAAATTGGTGAGAATATTTCTGATGTTTCCGAAGTGAAAATTATCTTTGATGGCTATGGTTATAGCGAAGAAACTGACGAACAAGATGATAAAAATCTAGAATCTTACGCAATCTTTATTCACAAAGATTCGCTCACAGAAAATTTTGATTTTCCCGAACACGATTTGACTCCTTGGTGTCTCATACATAGACCTAAGGAAGAAGTTTGTATTTACGCATGGCATGATGTTGCAGAAGATACGTGGGACTTCTCAATGCTAGAAGAACTTGTAGAGAATACTGCAATGAAAGAAGAAGATGTAATGCGTATTCTTTTAGGACTTGAGGAGAAATATTTTGCAGAGTAAACAAGAACTTGAACATTGGTATAAGAATCCTGATCCGTGGGCATACAAAACAACAAAGGATGATATCGAACGTAGAGATAAACTGTATGAAATTCTCAAACCATATAGTCCGTTTGATCGTGCTTTAGATATTGGATGTGGTGAAGGATTTGTTACTGAATTCTTGCCTGCCGTTACATTACACGGGATTGAAATTTCCGATCAAGCCGCATCTAGATTCCCACCAAACGTAAAGCGTGTGCATGAACCAGACGGAAAATATGATTTGGTAATGACAACTGGAACAATGTATCAACAGTATGATCATCAAAAAATTTATGATTGGATCATGCAATCGTCAGCACGAATTATTTTAGTTGCAGGTATTAAAGACTGGTTGCTTCCATACAAGTATGGTAAAATTTTGCACCGAGAAGAATTTACATATAGAGAATACGTTCAACAAGTTACAATCTATGAATATCTCGGCGAGAATCCAATAGATGGTTTTAGGAAAATAGAACTAGAATGAAATTAGCACACAACATTGGAACTCACAAACATCCAAACTATCATACGCGAGAACAAATTATCGCATGTGATGATTCAATTGGATTTGACGGCATCTATCAAAACGTATATGATAATCAGGATGTGCTAGTCAACAAGTCTGGCATCATGTTTGTGATGGGTGACTTTTTGGGAAAAGATAATACGTTTGATCTAGCGCATGTGCCCGCGCTAGAGAAGTATTGCACACTTGAACAGGTGCAAGAACTTTGCGGCAAGTATGATTTTGAACTTGGTTGGCACACATGGTCGCATCGTGACTTATGTAATCTTTCAGACGAAGAGATTCGCAGAGAAGTTACCTCACCATTCCCATGCAAATACTTTGCATATCCTTATGGAACATTCAATGAAAGAGTTGTTCGTATTGTCAAAGAAGCAGGATATGAAAAAGCATATAGCGTCACACAAGGAACATTGAATATCAATGTTCCTGACTATCAATTTAAAATTCATCGTAACTACGTGTCATGGATTTAAAAAAAGAATACGAAGAAAAAGGTATCATTGTCATACCCAATGTTTTTACTACAGAAGAATGTGATGAAATTAAACGACAAGCATATTCTGTAACCGATCAGCAAATCAAAGATGCTGGTTATCGCTATTCGCCAAGTGAAATGTCGTATGGAAAAAAAGAACTTATTTTCTTTCCTGCACTCGCAAATGACTATCTGAATAACATCCGCACCGATTCTCGAATGGTAAATCTTGTTCGCGAATTCATTGGTGATGATGTAAAGCAAATCAACAATCAAGTTTATTTTAGAGAAGCCGGTAGCAATGATCAATTCGCTTGGCACCGTGACACAATGTTTCGTGAAGAAAGAAACTTTAAAGATGATGTTGTTGATGATTACTTTCAAACAATCATTGCTGTAGATGATATCACCCTTGACAATGGCGCAGTAGAATTTATCGAAGGTTCTCACAAGTGGGAATACTGGCCTACGCCAAGAAATCTACGTACCTTTACTCGCGGCGAACTTGAAGGCACAAAGTATATCGCGCCAAAAGGTTCTGTTTTGATTTGGACTGTTACAATCATTCATGGTAGTGAACCGAATCAATCGAATGCGGATCGTATGACATACATGAACGGATTCTGCCGTTCTAAGTCTGCACTCGCATATCCAGATTACTTGATAAACGGCGAAGTTGTTAAACACATGAATTCAAAATTAATCCCATGATAACTGTTGTAATTTGCTCATACAAGTATGGACACCTAGCGTCACATTGCATCGAATCAATTCTCAGTCAGACAAAGAAGCCTGAACGAATTTTATTTGTTGACGATGCGGCAGGAGATTGTTCTCATCTACCAGAACTTTATCCTGAGGTAGAATTCATATTGCGAGATAAAAATCTTGGTACAGTTGACAATTTTCAAGATATGCTGATGCGTGTCAAATCGGAATATGTCATGTTTCTTGGTGCAGATAATTGGTTGAGGTCTGATGCAATAGACTTGCTTTCCAACACTAAAACTGATATAATAACTTATGATATCGTAGTAACAGGTGAACTTAAAAACGAAATTAGGAATAGACATCCTAATGAAATTGTAGATCACCAAGGTGATATCTATTGGCAACGTAAAGGGCATCATGGCTCTATGTTGTATAGAACAAAACTAGGACAAGAAGTTGGATACAAGCGTTTAGGCAATACTCAGCACACACAAGAAGATTGGAATATGTGGAATCAAATGATTGCAAAAGGTGCAACAGTTGCATATCTCAATCAAGGGCTGTTATTTTACCGAAGACACCGCGAAAACTTTTTAAAATACTAAATAAAAAACCTGTCGCTTTTGGCAGGCACTCATAACACACACACAAGGAGAAAACTATGAGTAAAAGCCCCTATGAGATTCGACTAGAATTGCTTAAAATGGCTCAGGATCAACTGACTCAGAGATATTACACAGATTTGAATGTCAAGCAAACGAATTCTCAGATGAAAAACGAACCTCTTACTGAGGTGCCTGCGTTTCCTACTACGCAGGAAATTCTAAAAGAAGCAGAAACCTTTAAAACTTTTGTTGATAAGGCTTAAACTTCGTTAGAATAGGTGCCGCCGCAATGGTGGCACCTTTTAATTCAAGAAAGGAGAAAATATGAGAACCTTGAATTTTGTAAAGGTTGCAGTATTTGCACTCACAATCGGAATTGCAATTTTTATAGGAACAAATCTTTACGGCAAAACGCCTGAAGTTCACACAAGATACACACCTCTTGTTCCTGCGATAGAAAAAGTAAGCAAAATCGATGAGTATTGGTTAGCACTTAACCTGTATTATGAAGCCGGATCGGAACCCCGAATTGGTAAGATTGCAGTTGGTATCGTCACATTGAATCGAATGAAAGATTCGAGATATCCAAAAACAATCAAAGATGTTGTAACGGAACCGAATCAGTTTTCGTGGTACAACGATAAAATTGTCAGAACACCTGCTAACAGTAAAACGTGGCAAGATTGTTTAGAAATTTCAAGAATGCTCTTGACAAGAGGCGCTAATAATGATATCATAACAATGTTAGAGGGCGCAACACACTTTCATACAGTTCATGTGAAACCTGCATGGGCTGTAACGAAAGTTAAAATCGTTCAAATTGGTGACCACATTTTTTATAGGTATGACGATAATGTTCGAAAAATTAAAATCTAAGATTGAAATGAAGTATAGTGGGAGGAAGGCTCTTCCTCCTCATTACTACGCAACGCATAGCGACTTGAGTAATCCTAAATTGAGAAGTGCAAAACCTGGCGAGTTTGTCAGTAAGTTAGGATACTACAAGTCAGGTAAAATTCTTTCAGTTAGATACTATGAATCTTAAAATTCTCACACAAAAAGAATTCGAAGTAGAGATTAAGAAAATCGTCAAAGATAAACAGCCAATTACATTTTTAGATGCGATTCTTCTCTTCTGCGAACAAAAAGGACTTGAAGTAGAGACTGCGGCTTCTCTTATTTCACCAAAAATGAAAGCAGTCATCGAAGGTGAATCTATTAAAGCAAGACTCATACCAAACACGAAAGCACGATTGCCACTTGAAGATTAATCATGGACGCATTTGATGCATACAAAATTTATACCGCGATCAAAAATCATTTTGTGCTTGACAGTTACGACTATTTCAAGTATAATAAGAAAATCAATCTGAGTTATGATTCTTTCCTAAAGCGCAAAGACAAAATATTTTTTGCAAAGTTGGGCAATAAGAAAG